GTTTGCTTAATGCATCCTCGATATTCTTTCCATACTCAGCATTCAATCTCCTACTTCGGGTCTTGAATCTCTTACTGATCACTTTTGTCATACGAGGACCATCTCTCTCATACATGGATTGAGCCTCCACAATTCTTTCTACAGGTGTTACTTCCATTTCTTTCTTGTCACTCTTAGTCAGCATCCACACAGACAGCGATCCAACAACGGCACCCACAACTATTGAAGTTGCATTTCTTTTCACAAAGGATAAAGTCTTATTTGCATAAGACCTAACTCCATTGATCAAATCTTCACACGTTCCAATAGTCTGATGTGGGCAAGTCTCATTGTTATACCACTGTCTGAATTTATGCCAGCTCCGAGTGACAAAACTTGCGGCTTGACACTTAACACACTCAAGATTGAGAGCATCACTTGGCAAACCATCCGTCATAGCTAGACTGGACATTAAGATTCCTTTCATTCGTCTCAACTTCGCCGAATTCGATGTTTCACCATCTTCATCTAACAAAGCATCCACTTGTGAAAGAAACCCCAATGCCTGAATCCTAGTAAACGGACTTTGGAAGCGAATAATGAGTTGTCTCTCACAACTCACTCGCTCATACTCTCCCATCTGTGCCAAGATGTTTTCTCGAGCACGAATTTTCATCTCATCAATGTACCGAGTACCTTGCCTCACATTCTGCACATACGCATCCAACAGGATTTCGCACAATTCCTCATACGATATCCATTCGGACATCGGATCATGATTCATGTTATTTTCCAATTGGAATAAGTATATATCAGTGTGAAGCAATTTCTCAGTACCAAAGACTCGACGTATTTTCTCCTTGTCAAGTATAGCAGATGGAATTCGCCCAGTTCCATACTTGTGACTCATCTTCACGAATTCAGGTTTGGCTTTCACCCTCACTACGAAATCTCTTCTCCGAAGCACTGCTTCAGGGTTGTTCATTTCTCGTAGATCAGGATCTGCCAAATTTGAAGTAATGAAGACAAGTTCAGAACGAAACCGAGCACTCTTCTTCTCTTCTAGTTCAGCAACATGGAGAGGAAAAGGCATTATGTTGGAGCATTGAATTATCTCACCAACCTGGCTACACTTATCATTGCCTGGAATCTTAGCTGAAAAATCATCATAGATGACCACCTTGTGATTTGGATTGTATCCATCCCAGAAATCAGTTTCCACATTCCGACAAAATATATGTTTAAATACTTTATCGGGATCCGTACACTGACCACTTTTTGTCAACAAATCCACACACAAGAAGTTCACCAATGTTGATTTTCCAACACTTGTCTCTCCATAGAGCCATATGACTAGAGGTGGCACTCGGGGACTGTCAAGAAACTCAGATTGAGCTCTATATGCATCCATCTTCTCCGCCTTCATAAACACTTCAAGAAAAGTGTTCCACAAAGTTGGAGGCAATTTCAACATAGAGAGATCTCTCTTGAATTTCCGTCCTTTCTCCAGGAGTTCCTGACATAACGCACGCTTTACTTCATCCAAGACATGCCCAGTTGACTTGAACTCATCATGTAGTTCATAGACTTGTGCAATCCATGGGCTCAATGATTCGTCCACATTCAACAATTCTTTCATTCCAGATGTTACTCCAGTTATTTTCTCTTCAAACCATTCATACGCACATTTGAAAGCCTTGACACACACTTTAATTGCTCCATCACATCCAGTAACTGCACGCGCAGCATTGCCAAAATCTCCAAAGGATCTCATAAAGCTCTTTGAATCATTCTGATTGGGCAACACTTTGAAATACAGCATGGACATAATACAGAAGATTAGTGACACAATTGGAGAATAGTCACCTGTCATCTGAGCCACAACCTGAGGGTTCTGTGATCGTAATAGCGAACCTTGCACTCCCAGCACTTTCTGTACTAGAATTGCCACAGTTGTGGTTTCCCATCCACACAAGACAAACAAATCCAAAAGGTGATGAATATAACTCACCTCATTCATGCCACCGGCAGCCAAATGCAGCAAAAATGAAATCAATCCGTAAACTCTACGGACAACTTCA